ATGAACTATTGGGGCTGCGCAAATGAACGAGCCTGACCTTACTGCCTTTGCCGGGACCATAGGCAAGTTGATTGAGGATGCTATCCAATATCAACGCCAACTCTCGCCCGAGCGCATTCGCGCCATGCAGTATTACGACGGTGAGATGGTTGACGTTCCGCCCCGCAAAGGCTGGTCTGCCGCTGTTTCACGGGATGTTCGGGCGGTTATGTCGAAGGCAATGCCGTCAATTATGAGAACGATTGTTGGTAATGACAAGATAGTTGAATTCCCGCCGCAGGGCGAAGGTGATGAAGATCAATCCGAACAAATCAGCGACTTTGTGAACCAAGTCATTATCCCTGAATCCAATGCGGTCAACGGGATACATGATGCTTGCTACGATGCGCTATTGCTTCGCAACGGCATTATCACATGGGGCGTTGACAAGAAAATCAGGATTGAAGGTTCTGAGCATTCTGGCCTTAACGAAATGGAATTGGCCTATCTGGCGGCTGCGGATGACGTTGAAATCCTTGAAAAGACCGTCGAGGAAGTCGAACCTCAAGAGGGCGTGGAAGACGGCAAGCTTTATTCAGTCAAGATCAAGCGGCGTTGCGAGGATCGCAAGTTTTATTTCCGGGGCGTTCCCTTGGAGAACTTCCTGATTACCAGTGAAGCGCTTTGCATTGAAGAGGCGAACCTTTGCGGCATTCAGGACAGGCTGACACGTTCGACGCTTATTTCGATGGGCTATGACGCTGATACGATTGAGGCACTTCCCGCAGGCGATGATAATTGGGAGCGCGAAGTCGAGCGCTTTACACGTCGTAAGACTGCATACGACCGGCGCATTGATATAAAGGAATTGGAATATCTTGATTACTACGATGTCTATGCCCGGATTGATTTTGACGGGGACGGGATTGCGGAGCTTCGTCATGTGATTATGGCGGGCGGGATGGGCGCGGAACACATCCTTGTAAACGATTATGCGGATGAAGCGCCGTTTGCCGATGTGGTTTCTGAACGGCGGGCGCATCAGTGGGAAGGCTATTCCGTCCCAGATGATATGATTGAAATCCAGCGTATCAAGACGGCCTTGCTTCGGTATGGGCTGGACAATGTGTATTGGCAGAACACTCGCCAGCCTATTGTGAACTCTGCGGCTGTTCAAAACCCTGAATCTGTGATGAACCCGGAATTTGGCCGCCCCATTCTCTTGAATGATGGCTATTTGGCTAAGGATGCAATCAGTTACAATGAGGTTCCTTTTGCGGGCGACAAGATATTTGCCTTCATGGAATATTGGGACAAGCAGACAGTCGAGCGGACTGGTATTGACGATTCCAGCGCGGGCCTGCCCGCGGATGCGGTCCAGAACATGACGGCCAAAGCTTCGGCAATGATTGAGCAAAAGGGTATTGCTCGCATTGAAATGGTCGTTAACTCGTTGGCAATGGGCGGGTTAAAAAAGGCTTTCCTTGGCTTGCTCAAGGCGGTTATCAAGCATTCGGACAAAGAGCGGACGGTTAGGCTTCGTGATAAGTGGGTGACGGTTGATCCTCGTTCATGGAATGCGCCGATGGACTGCAAGGTCAATACGGGCCTAGGCGCTGGCACTCGCGAACGTGACATGCTTGTCATGCAACAGGTCATGCTAATTCAGGAAAAGCTTGTTGCGGGCTTTGGGCCTGATAATCCGTTTGTAAAGCCGCAGAACGTTTATAATACGCTCGAAGCGCTGATTGAGGCGGCTGGGCTTAAGACGCCTGCTACTTATTTCACTAAACCGGACCCTCAAGAGGTCGAAGTCAAAATGCAGCAAATGCGCGAGGCCAAGCCGATTGAAATCCAAAAGATTGAAGCGCAAGCCATGGCCGATAAGTCGCTGAAAGAAGCGGAATTGCCGTTCGAGGTCGAAAAGGCCAAGCTTGAAACTGCGGCTGCGGCTGAAAAAGAGCGGGCACAGTCACAGGCGGCTGTTGATGAGGCTATTGCGATTGCACAGATTGAGGCGCGGGACAAACAAGCAGACCGGGATTTGAAACGGTATGAAGTCGATCAGAAGATTGCTTTGGAACGTGAAAAGATGGCGCAGGACGCACGGATTGCCGAAACGCAGCGCTCGCATGAACTTGAAAAGCATAAGGCTGACAGTATCGGGAAAGAAGTGTTCGGGTTGAATGAAATGGCAAACAAGCCGGCAAAGGACGCAGGGCCCAAGCTTGTTGAAATATTGGAAAAGATGGCTAAGCCGCGTAAGATTAAGATAGTTCGTGACGAGAACGATAATATGATCGGGGCAGAAGACGACACAAGCGAGGCGGCGTGATGGCAATCAAGTTTTTGTGGGGCGATATGGGTATTGTTTCTGGTGAATATGGGAGAGGCGTATATACCTACGGATCCCCATTTGAAGACCCCGAAAATGGCAACCTTATCAAGGCTGTTAGGGAGATTGACTTTGATTATGCGCCGCTTTCCGGGGAAAATGATAACAAAATTTTTGCTCTTATGGATTCACTATAATGGCTAAAAAATATCGGGAAGTGTTGTATGATACACCTGAGACGCTAGCTCGCCATAAAAATTACATGGATTGCTGGAACGCCTATCGGGAACGCGACCGCACAGGATCGCACCGTTTTGGCAATGTCCATGCGGACTATAACCAAACATTAAAGGAAAGCGGTATGCCTGGCGACTATCGTCTTTCCAGGTATGAGCTTGAAAGCGAGGAGTCATAATGGCACGGCAACACTCAGTATTGGTTCGTAACGCGCTTTTAGACGCGATGGAAACGGCAATCGGCGCTAGCGCCATTTTGAAGATCAGAACGGGCGCGCAACCCGCAACTTGTGCGACGGCGGACAGTGGAACTGTTGTGGCGACGATTAACCTTGCGGCAGATTGGATGGCTGCGGCTGCGGCGGGTTCAAAGGCCGTTCAAGGCTTGCCCGCAACGGACGCGAGCGCGGATGCAACAGGCACGGGCGCACATTATCGGCTTTATGCCAGTGACGGAGTAACATGCCACGATCAGGGCACTTACGGAACTTCTGGCACTGATTTGATTGGTGACAGTGTTTCGTTTACGGCGGGGCAGGTTGTAAATCTAAATTCGTGGACTTGGACCGCACCCGGCGTTTAATGGAGAACTCAAATGACCTACCCTAATCCCTCATCTTACGTCCCGCTTGTCATAGGCAAGGTTGACGGGCCTACATTAACTGCGGCGGCTGCTGCTTCGTGCATTCCTGTTGCCGACCGGCTCATTCTGCCCAACAACTATTGGGTTCCGGGCAAGCATTGGACCATCAAAATGTCTGGCCGCATTTCGTGCGCCGTGACCACGCCGGGAACTGCTCGGCTTGACCTTCGCACGGGACCATCGGGAACCATTGTTGCATTTGACACGGGTGCGATCAATCTAAACACCATTGCTAAGACAACAGTGCCATGGTGGTTTGAAGCAACGCTGACATGCCGTGCGGTTGGCAACGGCACGGCAACAAATCTATTCGGACAGGGCCTCTTTCAGTCTGAAGCGATAATTGCTTCGCCGCTTCCGGCTGTTGGCGGCAACGGTTCGCTTCTCGTCCCTGTGGGCGCACCTGCCGTTGGCACGGGCTTTGACAATACGGCGGCTAATGCGGTGGATTTCTTTTTCACACAAACCGTTGCAACAGGGTCGTTTACTGTGCACCAATATTCAATCTGGGAAAGCATCTAGTGTCCTTTGATGCAACTTTCTTTCGGCCTTTTTGCCGCGATGCATGGGGCGGTCGCGCCGCCTCTCATTTCCGTGGGGTTTTGTCTACAGGATCAAACAACAACGGGTTAGCCACAGAGTTCCCGCAAGTGCTTGGCATAGGTTGGCGAAACCAACTCGGGACATTTGTTCAAAGGCGGTTTGGGGCAAGTGTCAACACGGCGCTGATTGGCATCACGCGCGATAGTGCTGGGGCCGCTTTGGGCAATTGCATTGTTGAGCTTTACCACGGCAAGAAGATGATTGACGGAATGGTGTCTGACGCGAGCGGCAACTATCGTTTTGACAATCCGGGCTCTGGGCCGTTTCGGGTCATTTCTGACAAAGAGGGTGTTGCTGGCGTAACGGCGGAAACATTGACGGCGGTTTGATATGGCCGGGAATGATGTAACACTAAGGGCCGTTCCTTCCGATGTGGATTCGGATGATGTAAGGCTTTACGATATTGTTGGAAGCATCAACATCACGGGTAATTCAACCGTTGATGTGATTTCATCATCGTCATCTATCACAATTACAGGGGGCGCGGTCAACATCACTGGCGCGTCAACGCTTAACGCGATAGGCGCATCATCAGAAATAGACGTTCGCATTGCCATAGCAGGCACGAACACTATTGGCCCGCTTACGCAATCAAGCGGCGTCACCCTTCCCATCGCGGTCACGGGCGCATCGACCATTGGGGCTTTGGTTAGTTCATCGTCATTGACCTTGCCTATCGCTATTTCCGGCGCGTCTCAGGTCCAGAGCCCGACGCAAACCTCATCAATAACGCTTGCTTCCGGGGCGATAAATATCAGCGGCGCGAACACGGTGGGGAATATTGGGCAAGTGTCGTCAATTGCATTGTTTAGCGGGTTCCAGCCAAAGGGGGACGACGCTTATTCATTCAAGCGCCCGCTTGTTTCTAGGCGGCCAAAGGTCGAACGCGACATTGACGCCGTGCTTGAAATTGTTGAGACGGCACAAGTCACGCAAAGGACGGGGCAGAGGCGCAAGACGGTCAAGGAAGCGGTCGAACGCATTTCTGTCATTTCCGCGCCGCCCATGTATCAAGAGGCGCTTGCAAGCATTGGAAAAATCTTGGCGTCCGCTTCACGTGCTGCCGCAATTCATGAAGGCGTGCAAAACGCTGTTGAACGGGCAGCGATTGATCTTCAAGCGGTTTTGAACGAAATGGAAACCCGGCGCTTAAAGAAGCGGCGCGAAGAGGAGCTTTTAGTATCATGGCTATTGAATTAAATTCAACAAATTCAAACGCAGCTAAACAATTGTTGACTCATCCCTTGTTTGATCTAATTTTTAATGATATGGAGGCGTCGGCGGTCAATTTGGCTATTGCGGCCCCGTTGACCGATGACGCAACGCGGGCGGTTTATTTGAGTGAAGCCCGCGCGATACGAGCTTTGAGGCAGCGACTTCGGTTTTTAATAGCTGAAGCAGCCGCTGCCGAAAAAGGCGCGCAAGGCTAATCTTGCCCGCAAGCATCGAAAGAGAATGAATGTCTGAGAACACCAACCCGGATGCCGGGAGTGATGCAACAGATACCGAGCTGACGCTCGATCAGGCAATGGCCGCTTACGACGACGAACCGGAAACGGAGAACGTTGAAACAGGCGGAGCGGAGCCGGTTGACACAGACGGGGGTGATGACGGCGAAGCCGTTGAAACCGAAGATGCGGAACAAGTTGACGACGCCCCTGTTCCGATTGAAACCTATGACGCGCTCGTCAAAATGCCCGATGGCGCAACGGTTCCCATTCAGGAGCTGATTGACGGCCATTTTCGGCAAGAGGATTATACACGCAAAACGCAGGAAGACGCGGAAACGCGCCGTGGTTTGCAGACTTTGGGCGCTGATTTTGTTGACGCAATGGACCGGGTTTTAACTTACCTTGCGTCCAAACTGCCTCCTGAGCCAGACCCGCAATTGCGTTTCACAAACCCGACTTTGCATTACCAGCAAGAAGGTATGCACAATTCGGCGTTGGCTGAAATGTCACAGATCATGCAAGCCAGAGAAGGCGCGCAGGCTGCGGCACAAGAGCTATCTCAAGCGGATTTTGTCGCCTTGAAAGCGGCGGAAGATGCCAAGATTGTGAAGGAAATGCCACATCTGAAAGACCCTAAAAGGTTCGAAGCGTTCAACCGCGATGTCGCGGCTGGAGCTAAAGCCGCAGGTTTTACGGATGCACAAATCAACTCTGAAACCCATGCGGGGTTAAGGTTGCTGGCATATCACGCCAATTACGGTATTAATGCACGGGCGGCGGCGGCGAAAGCGAAATCAAAGGTTCAAAACGCATCACCTTCGCCGCTTCCCGCAACGCAACGCCAGCACCCTAACTCCGTTAAGGCTTTGGCAAATGTGAACGCGATGAAGCAACTACGTTCATCTGGTTCACTCAAGGACGCCATGAGAATGGATTTCGAGTGACCTGAATAAGGTTCACAATAATGGCCATCATTGCCAACACTTTCCAAAGCACTTCGCCGAAAGGCAACCGCGAATCCCTTTCTGACATTGTTTCGCTCATCACGCCGCGCGATACGCCGATTTATTCGGATATCGGCAAAGCAACTATGGATGCGACATTTGACGAATGGGAAATCGACACCCTCAATGCACCCGTCGCAAATGCGCAGCTTGAAGGCGACACCTTCACTTTTGCAGCGATCACGCCGGTCGTCCGCGTCGGCAACTACGCTCAAATTCTGCGCAAGGATTGGTCAATCACCAATACGCAGGAAGCTGTTCGCAACGCCGGTAACGCGGAAAAGCGCAAGCAGATCAAGCTCAAGCGCGGCATTGAAATCCGCAAAGACGTTGAATTGGCGCTTGTATCCAATACTGCGTCAGTCGGCGGCGCAACCCGGCTCTTTGGCGGCTTGCCTTCTTGGCTTACCTCTAACGTGTCACGCGGCGCGACGGGCGTAAACGGCGGTTACAATACCGGCACAAAGTTGACCGTTGCAGAAACAACCGGCACATTCCGGGCCTTCACTCAGGCTCTCATGGATGCGACCATGCAGTCTGTTTACCAGTCTGGCGGCAATGTGACGAAAGCCTACGTGTCGCCCTACAACAAGTCGGTGTTTGTCACTTTCATGGCAAACCCGAACGTGGCGACCTATCGCTATATGGCTGAAAACGGCGATAACAACATGATTGTTTCGAACGCCGACATTTACGCCGGACCTTTCGGCGAAGTGGAAATCGTTCCTAACCGCGTTATGGCCGCGTCCGCTGCGGTTGCGCGCCGTGTGTTCCTTGTCGATCCTGAAATGCTGATGTTTGAATGGCTGCGGCCAATTCAGAATGTCCCTGGTCTTGCCGTGACTTCTGACTCCGAACAGGGCGTTATTATCGGAGAGGGCACGCTCAAAGTGGCGAACGAAGCCGGACTTGGCGTCATTGCTGACGTGTTCGGCTTGACCGCCGCGACATAATGGCGAGTTACGAAAATCAGGGCAGCGGGTTTGACCCGTTTGCTTCTGGATACGAACTCCAAGGGCGGGGGATTGTCTCCCGCCCTACTACCCTGAAAGGAAATACTTTGTCCGAAAAGCTTATCAACGGCGAGAAAACCATCCCCGTGCTTCTCAAGCATGATGTGTGGATTGAAACTGGCAAGGATGCCAAGGGTGAGCCCATTATTGAACGCATCACCACAAACACGCCGGTTTTAGACGAAAACGGCAACCCGCGCGTTGATCCCAAATCCAAAGCGCCGATCACGGTGCAGGAAATCCGGGATGTTCCGATTTCCATCGCAAAGAAACTGATTGCGGAAGGCAAAGCCGAACGCCGCGACCCGATGCCGGAGTGACTTATGGACGTTGTTTACGGTGAGCCAGACATGACGGGGTTTGTGTTGCTAAACACCGACCCGGTTACCGGCATTCGGACGTTGTTCAAGACAAATCCAGACGGAACTACGACCGTTTGCCATCAGCAAGATGTGGAGCGGGTTTTTGAATCCAATGCGCGGCTTTACAGCGAAAGCGAGGGTCGGAAAATGGGTGAATGGGAGCTTATGGCAAGAATTCCAAACACGTTGATTGACGGGCTTGGAATTTCAGAAGCCATTGAGCAGAAAGACCGGAAATTCCTTGGCAAGGTTTTGAACGATACCGACAACCGTAAATACAGAACTCACAAGGCGCGCATCTAATGACTGTTTTAACCGCCATCAAACAAGCCTGCACGGTGATGGGACTTGATGTCCCTACATCGGTATTTGGATCGACGGCGCGCGAACATATTGAGCTTGCAGCTCTTACGCTTGAAGTTGCGGAGCGCATCAAGGAAGATCACGATTGGAACGAGCTAAAAGTTGTAAAAAAGATTGTAGGGGATAGCACGGCAGGAGATTTTGCTCTTCCTTCCGATTATTCAAGGATGCTCAAAGAGGGTGCGCTTTGGTCCGATGCCCGGCCATCCGTCCCCCTTACCCATATCCAAGACAGCGAGACGTGGCTTGCTAGTATGGTCGCCCATTCTATCCCGGCAAACCCGCAATGGACCATTTACGGGGGGATGCTTCGCATCGATCCAATTATTCCGATTGGGGAAAATGTTTCGTTTTTCTATATCAAGAAACTGCCTGAAATTGCATTGGACACTGACACATTTTCGATAAGCGAAAGGCTTTTGAAGCTTGGGATTATATGGCAATGGAAGGCTCACAAAAGCCAACCCTATGCGGAGGACATGCAAAACTATGAAATAGCGTTTAAGAATGCGGTTGAAATTGATGTTGGGCCAAGTGCCTTTGCTGTAGGATTGGACAACTACCGCCCTAATAACAATTTTGTGACCATTAAGGAATTTACCCCATGAGGGCAATGGTCGCCGTAAAACGCAAGGCTGTTCCGGCGCAAGTCAGGCCGCAGCATAGCACCTACACGTTTCCAGCGCCCGTGCGCGGGTGGGTGGCGAATGAAAGTCTTGCCCTATCCCAACCGGGTGGCGCGAGCATTCTGGAAAACTGGTTCCCTACACAAACCGGAATTCGCGTCCGGGGCGGGTCACGGCGCACGGCTACGGTTTCAACAAAGCTTGTCGAAAGCCTTCTTAATTACGCTTCGGGTTCAGTCAAAAAAGCGTTTGCGGCGACGGACGGGAAAATTGTTGAATGGGCAGGCGGCGGCGCGGCTCCCGGTCCTGTTGTTATTCCCGATCCAAGCGTGACGGGGCAGACGAGCAACTATTATTCCTATGTCCAGTTTGCCACGGTCGGCGGGGACTTCATGGTTGCGGTCAACGGCACGGATAGTGCTTTGGTTTTTAATGGAACCGCGTGGGAAGTATTGGATGAAGCGACAAGAAAGATTGCATTCGATGCGCAGACAGCGAATTACACAATTGGATTGACAATAACGGGAGCCACATCGGCTGCGACGGCAGTTATTGTTGCTGTTGTTGATAATGGCGTTACGGGAACATTGCGCGTCAAGACGGTTGTCGGCACATTTGTCGATAATGAGATTATTACGGATTCAGCTACAGGGTCGGCAAGGGCAAATATCCCAACCGGCGCGGTAACTATCCCGGCTGTTACGGGTGTTTTAACATCTAAATTGTCTCAGGTTTGGATTTACAAAAATCGCCTGTTTTTTGTCGAAAAGGGCAAAAAGAAAGCATGGTATTTGCCGGTTGACTCTATAGGCGGGGCGGCGCTTGAGGTGTCTCTGGACGGAGTTTTCCAAAAAGGCGGAGCATTGTCATTTGGCGCTACATGGTCAATGGATGCGGGGGACGGCCTGGATGATAAGTGTGTTTTCATTTCAACGAATGGCGAAGCTGTTATTTTTGAAGGTTCAGACCCGTCGAATGCGGCAACATGGTCGCTAGTTGGCCGTTATGACATTTCCGCCCCTTTAGGCATTCGCGGGACAATGCGCGCGGGCGGCGATCTTCTAATTGCAACTGTTGCCGGGATTGTGCCGATTTCGCAAGCCATCAGTAAAGACCCAGCCGCTTTGTCTTTAGCGGCCATTACGCGGGCTATTGAGCCGGAATGGCATAAGGAATCAACCTCCCGCATATCTCGTCCATGGGAAATTGCGAAATGGTCCGAATTTAACAAAGCCGTTATTTCTATGCCTGCCAATACGGTTTCAGTTACATCTACGTCGATTTGGGGATCGATGATTTGGGGGGCCTTCACATGGGGAGAAGGGGCAACGCAAAGGTTGTCCGATGCAGCGCAGTGCTTTGTAATTAACCTCGAAACCGGCGCTTGGTCTAAATATGTGGGTTGGGATGTTCAATGCACGGTTATCCATGACGGGTATCTTTATTTTGGAACATCTACAGGTAAAATTATGCAGGCCGAAATCGGCGGCACTGATGACGGTCAACCTTATTATTGCCAATATGCGGGACTGTTCGAAACAATGGGAACTCGCGGTTCAACAAAGCACATTCTCATGGCAAGGCCGACTTTTACCTATAGCCAAGATTTTATTGCCGCCGTCTCCGTAGCGACAGATTACGTGATGTCATTCCCGCCCGCCCCTTCATCTATTCCAACATCTGCGCTCCCTGAGGGATGGGATGTCTCTAAGTGGAATCAATCCTTATGGGATACCGGCGTTTCGGATAAAGTCAGGGCGCGGTGGATTTCAATAGGCCGGAATGGATATTCAATCGCGCCTACGGTTCAAATCACATGCGCAATTCTTCCTACACCGAATGCGGAGTTGGTTTCCATTGATATGACATACAGCAATGGGGGCATCGTTGTTTAATATTGTTTGGACGCACCACGATGAAAACCCGGCGCTTTACGCGGCTCTAGGCGGCTTTGTTTCTGAGCGGGTTTGGGGGAAGGTCAAGGAATTTGATGTAGGCAGGGCGATGGCGGTTATTGATGGGGCTGATGTCGTCGCCTCGGTATTCTACACAAACTATGACCCGGACTGCGGAATTATTGAAATGTCCGGCGCGTCAGATAATTCGCGTTGGCTGACAAGGCCGGTTCTCAAGGAAATGTTTGAATTTCCGTTTCTAAAATTGAAATGCCAAGCTGTGGTGATGAATGTTGACTTAAAAAACGAACGGTTAAGTTCAATTCTTGAACGTTTCGGTTTTAAGCGTTATGAAGTCCCAAGGCTTCGCGGTAGGGATAGCACGGGCTTGATTTGCGTTCTTTCCGATGATGCTTGGCGCGCAAACGGTTTCTATAAGGACGGAGAACATGAGCAAGCCTAAGCCAACGCCACCAAAGGAAACCAGCGCAGCGCAAACGGGAACATCTGTTTCAACTGCGGTTGCCAATTCGTTTTTGAATAACCCAAACGAAATCAATTCGGACGGGACAAAGACATTTCAGCAAACTGGTTCGTTTCAGTGGACGGACCCTTATACAGGACAGTCTTACAATATTCCACGGTCTACGGTTACGACGACGCTTTCCCCTGCGCAAAAGGCCATTAAGGATCAACAAGACAAGGCCAGCCTTAACCTGTCAACGTTGGGGAGCAATCTTTCCGGGAGCCTAGGGCAACAGCTCACGGGCAATTTCAAGCTTGGCAATAAGGAAACCGAAG